TTTTTTAAATCATCATGGCCTAGACGACTAGCCATCTCTTGATCTAAATTATCTAAATCCACCTCCATCAATAATTCTGAATAGAAACAATACATTCGATCATAAGCATCCCGATTTGATGCATAAGTACCATACGCATGACCGAGGAGTGATAAGAGTGTATCCACCGCATCTCTGGGCTTTGTTTCTCGTCCCCAGACCGCTCTTATCAAAAATTCCCTAGACTCTCGAAAGGGTAAAAATACCGGCTGCCCTTTCGAACTATCTGGATTTATTACTGCTTGATGTTTCAACATAGTTGCTCCCATCTTCACCAACCATCCATCTTTTACCTCGGAACAGAATGGAATTCCATCTTTCAAATCTCGTATTAGGACTCCAAAGTGCTTCTCCATGAAGTCTGCAAAGGATACACCTGAGAAATAAACCGATCCTAATCCTGTTCCTTTTTGGTATAAATGGTCATCTCCATAAACAACAATTTTTATTATCGTTATCATCTCTAGTTCCAATTCCTCCTGATCACACTCTGGAGCAGTGTGAACTTGATAAACCATAAAGAGACAAAAGTACAAGGCCATTATCCATGAATCCATATGACTTGTATTGTATGCCCCTGAGGGCACACCTCCATGGACTATTCCCCAAACATCTCCAAAAAGTCGAGTGACTCGATTCAACATATTTTTTAAAAGAAACTTCGTCACCATTTCGAAAATATCATAATCCGGACTTTGGGGATGCAAGTGAGTATTCATGGTCGAAAAATAAAGATCTATAAAAAAATCACGCACTGACTGATCAAATTGCTTGCCATCTCCCTCTACTATGGAAGGAACAAATGCATTTTCAAGTGACACGCCTAAGCAGCGTGCCAATGCATCCATTCCTCCATGGGACCAAGGGCGACCGACTTGAATCACGACTCCTCTTTCCTTTAAATGTCGAAGAGTAGATACTAGCCGTTCAAGATGTATATATATTCCCGAAGGAATACAAAACACTCGAACTTTCTGTGTGAACTTCTCCCAGGCAACATCATCCATTTGCTTACAAAAATCAAAGAAGTTTTCGCACTTTGGAGGAGTTTCCCAAATTATAGACGGCTCTTTTCCCGTTCTCAGATAATTGAGTATATCTGAAAGATCTTGTTCAAAGGAATCTATCTTTTTCCCCTTCGGGGAAACTTTAACCGGAAAAGGGACCTCATCGGTCGGCTCGATCGTTTTTTTCTTTCCTGTTGTAGTTCCATTACTTGCTCCCAGATACATACCTTGCAACATCTTAAATGTGAAACATATTTTCTCTTTTTCTGACAGATCAATTTTCATCATTCGATACATATTATCTAATGCCTCATTCAAGAATTGCAAAGGCTCCTTCGCTCGATCACCAATTTGTGGTCGAGCCACTGCTGCTATGGCTCGGGCAAACTTTCTAGGGTTCAAGTCTGCCATTGCGGACACCACGTGGGCTCGACCATTCGTTACTCCACACGCCCAATGATACATGGACTGTGTTTTTATTACCATATATAGTAACGGTGGTATATCGTATAGATCCAGATCTTTCTCCTCTACTGGACCTTCATACGGAAGTCTCGAACGACGTTGAAACTTTACTGCATCCTCACTCCAAACCCATCGCTGCATATTCGCCCATGAAACATACATGTTAGGATACTTAAAGCGAATAAAGCGCAAATCAGCTCGCTTTAAAGCATTGGTTACTCTTGGATCTAAAGAGTAAAGACGAATGCTTTCCGGAAGGGAAGCTGGAGACTGGATTGGAGGGGGTATAAGGGTTACAGTTGAATCTGGAGGAATGCTTGCCCGTAGGAAAGAGGCATCCTCCAAATATTGAGTTGAAGATGGTTCACCTGTCTCTGAGACAGTTGTGCTATCAATAAAAATAGCAAGTTCTTGATATTTCTTTGAAAGAGTCCCTTCTGTTTTAACTACTTTAAGTCCTAAAGTTTTTGAAGAAATACCTTCTAATGTGACCGAACATCCACACTCCTCATGGTGAGCACATTTCGGGTCTGACAATGTTATCTGAAAATTCTTTTTCATATTCTTACCTCTTGTCAATTCACGCGCCCTCGAAGTATGAAGACCTGGACTCTGTCTAATTATTCTCTGCAAGGCGTAATGCTGTGAATTACCCGATATTAGCGGATAATGTAACGTGTGCG